CGCCATAACCCGTGGCGCAGATTTAGTGAGCAAGACGGGCGTGAGTTCTTTGATTGGGCAGACCGAGGGGGCAATTTATTGGGAGGGGTCTTTTGGGCAAATTGACAAGATATTCTTTTCTATCGGGGCAAGCACTACGCAAACAATCCGTTTAGAAACAACGAGCAATGGCTTTATACAATTTGGCGTTATATCAGGAACACCGCAATGCGCAATCGCAACATCGGGTGCAATAACGATTGAGCAATTCTACAAGGTTGCGGTGGCGTATAAGGAAAATGACTTTGTGTTTTACCTTAATGGAACGCAAGTTGGCACGGATTCATTAGGCACGATTCCAACCGCATTGGCTCAAATTCAATTTTCAAGTTCTGCAACGGCTAATATAAGCAGTCAACGATGCAGAGCCTTAGCCCTCTACCCCACAAGGCTCACCAACGCTCAACTCCAGGCCCTCACAACCTAAGATATGTCCACTCCTTCTCTCCTAAATATCCCGTATGTCATAAAGGCGGGAACTCTTTACAGCCAAATCCCCGAAACGGGGGCAGGCGATTTCACGGTTACTCGTGCTACCACGCCCACGGCCAATCTCTCCACGAGAATCAATGCCAATGGCTTTATTGAACTCGTGAACGACAATGTGCCGAGGTTGGATTATCCTCTTGGTGGAGCGGTAAATGGGTGTGCTGCGTTGTTGGTAGAGCCTGCTGCAACCAATGGCATACGCAACAATTCAATGGTTGGGGCAGTTGCAGGAAGTCCAGGGCTTTTACCGACAAATTGGATTAACGCTGGCTCAGGACTCACAAGGCAAAGCATTGTTACGGGGACTCTGAATGGGATTCCTTATGTAGATATAAGAATTTCGGGTACCGCAAACAATGCGTTTCACGATGTCTTTTGGGATGCAAGCAACATTATTGCGGCATCGGTTGGTCAAAATTGGGCCGCAAGTTGCTATTTGCAAATAATTGCTCAACCTAATCCTCCCGTCAGCTATAATCTTGCAATGAGGGAGTTTAATTCAGGCGGTACATTTTTGGGTGTTTTTATAGGTCCCGCTCTTTCTATATCAACAACTTCCTTCAATAGGTTTTCTTTCACAAGAGCTTTAAATCAGGCAACGGTCGCCTTTGTTCATCCGAGTTTGTTTCTCGGTTTGGTCAACGGGCAAACCTACGACTTCACCATCCGCATCGGTTATCCACAGATGGAAATCGGCTCGGTGGCCACATCGGTCATCCACACCACCACCGCAGCCATCACTCGTGGTGCGGATGTCATAAACAAGACAGGCGTGAGTTCGTTGATTGGGCAAAGTGAGGGAACGGTTTATTGGGAGGGCGATGCGTCTTTGGTAAGTGGGGTGCAAGACATAATTGCTATAAATCAAAATCCTACAAATTATGTTGCTATCACAAAATTTACCACAAATGTATTTAGATGCGTAGTAACGGCAAGTGGCGCACCATTAATTTTTGTTGACACAGTTGTAAGGACGGGCTTTGTAAAAATTGCTTTTGCATACAAGTCGGGTGACACCGCTTTGTTCATCAATGGAACACAAATTGGCTCAACTAATACAACCGCATTTACTTTTAGTGCAGCATTAAATTCTTTGTTTTTTGGGCCTGGTGCTTACTATGCGGGTAGGCTTGACCAACGGTGCAGAGCCGTTGCCATTTACCCCAACCGCCTTACGAACACTCAACTCCAAGCCCTCACCACCCCATAAAAATTCACCCATTCATCCATAAATTTGACGCACTATGGCACTACCCACCTTAACCGCAAGAACCTTCGGCTCAACGCAATTACAGCTCACATACGCTGACGGAAGGCAATATTTCCTTAATTATCGGGATATTATCTCCTCCGAGCTTGATGCAACCGATGGCATTCAGAAGGTTCGTATCTATCTCTCTGGCGGTCTTGACGAGGCAATGTTCGTGTCCAATACCGACCTCGTTGCCCTTGGAACAACCGCATCCGCATTCATCGCAACCTTAAACACTTACTTATAATGGACTTGAAGCAGACACTAACGGAACTCGGCATTAATATCGGTATGTCCGTAGGAGGCTTTCTCGGAAGCCTCGTTCTCGTAGGAAGGCAAGAAGGAGCATCTTTACGCACCCAACTCTTCTCCATCCTCGCAGGAACATTGTCTGCCAATTACCTTACCCCTCTCGCTATCACCTTGCTTGGTATTGAACTTGAATCCGCTCAATTCGCTATGGCCTTCCTTGTTGGCTTCAGCGGCTTGAGGGTTGTGGAAACGCTCTCCAATTACTTCCATAAGAAAGTACAAGCCAAAGGCGATGAGTCTTGAGCAACGCCTCTCCCCAAGAGTTCCTAAACTCGTTATAGACCGCTTCCTTGAAATACAGGAGCGGTTTTCTATTAATACCGACCTTCGGATTGCTCACTTCTTCGCTCAAACGGCCCACGAATCGGCCAACTTCACCACGACCAAGGAGAACCTTAATTACTCCGCCTCACGGCTCTTAAAGGTCTTCCCAAGGCATTTCAACAAGGACACGGCCAAGCTATACGCAAGGGATTACATCGCCATAGCCAACAAAGTCTATGCGAACAGAATGGGCAATACCGATATTGGCGATGGGTGGAAGTATAGGGGAAGAGGATACATTCAACTCACGGGCAAGGACAATTACGCTGAACTTGACAAACTCGTCCCCGAAGACCTCTTGGAGAACCCCGAACTCGTGGCGGGAAGGTATGCGATGCTATCGGCGGGGTACTTCTGGCATAGCCGTAAACTCAACGCCCTTGCCGACAAAGGCTCGGATGTCGCAACGATTACCCGAATCACAAGCAAGATAAACGGAGGCATTACAGGCTTGGATGACCGTATTGCCAAGTTCAACGAGTTCTACGCTATGCTCACCAAAGGACAAGTTGCTTAATTATATTTGAACCATAAATCAACCGATATGCCACTCACTAAAGCCAAAGGTTATGGGAAAAAAGCCACTCAAAAAGCCGTCTCCCAAAACATCAAAGAACTCACCGAAGCCAACAAGTCGAAGCCTAAAAGCAAAAAGCGAAGCAAAGCTCAAATTGCCGCTATTGCCTATTCTGCTGCACGCAAGTAATTTTGAATGCTAAGACAATGGAAGACAACACCGTGAAAATCCGCTTTGAGATTGACCTTGACCTTTTGGGTAAACTTGAGGACTTGGCAGAAAGCTCCAATCAAACACTTAAAGCCACTATCGTTCAAGCTCTGACCGAGTATGTGGAACTCTACGAGGATACAGGGGTAGAATCCCTTGATGACCACCTTGAGCCCTACGAAGTCTCAAACGAGATTGACGAAAATGGAGAGGTAATTCGGATCTTCCCCGAAGATGATGGCTGTTAATGACAAAGGGCACATTCCTTACAGGGGCATCCTATTCGTTGTCATCCCCATTGTCATAGGTCTCGCATTCCTTATTTATACCATTAAGGATTCCCCCAAGAAAACACTTCACCAACAACAGCTCCTCATTGATTCCTTGGAGCATAGTGTAACGCCTTTAGAGAGCCGTAGAGACACGATAAAGCAGGAGATTATAAAGACTCAAATCAAATGGCGTGAGAGGCTCATAGAGGCTTATGAAGAGCCTGAAACGATATGGGTGGAGGCTTATGTACCGATGATGTTGGATTCGTGCCAGGAGGTCGGAAAATTGCTTGCGATTCAGGTGGGCATTGGGGATTCTTTGCTTAGAACTTATGACTCTCTGCTTATCGCATACAGAGCCAAGGATTCGGCTTATGTCAAGGCCATTGCCAATAGTGATAGTCTTTCCTTGGTTTACAAGGAAAAGTGGGCGCAAGAAAGAAAAAGCGGGCGCATTTACAAAGCAATCGCCATAGGAGGAGGAGCATTGCTCGGTTCTTCTTTGTTTGCCAAATAGTGTCTATCTTTGCCATACCCACAAGGGGTTGTGGTTTCGTTGGAATGCCCGTGAGTAGGCTTTAGGGTTGCCGAAAACGGGCTTTTTCCATTAATAGAATCTGTCGCAGGGAGTGAACGCTGCGAAGACTTGTACCTCCGGGCCTCGGTTGTCCTTGCCCGAATAACGATTAGCCTCCAAGGTCATCCAATAGCCTCCCAAAGGCTTTGGGCCTCTTCCTCGCTCAACGTGAAAGCCCATATAACCGTCTGCCCATTCTTCTTTGTAAGTCGCAGTCCTGACTTGATGAACGGGCTTTTGAACAATTTGATGAGCATTGCGAACATAACGGTTTATGATATTTTGATGATAATAAAGTTCGTGAACGTGACCTTGCCAGGTACAATCGTACCCCTCAATGCTTGCAAGGATGCGCTGGTCTTGGATTACTCCCTTCGTTACAGGCCCACCTCCACCTGCTCCGTGATAATAATGCGTTACGAAACTACAAGCACGAATGTTGTCGTGACGCATCTTGAAGTCAATAACGCCACCGTAACCTCCAACATGCACGTTGCTTTTGCAGGTGTGGTTTAGGATGGTTGCGAAGTGGAGCAGGATGTCCGTTTCTTGGTACTGAATGATGCTTGTTTCGTGGTTGCCATAGCCCACCAAAAGGATGATGTCGGCATACGGCTTAAACCACTCCACGGCTGTATCAACGATGGAGTCAAGGTAACGCCCGTTGTTGTGTTCGGGCAGGATGTCCTCCTTGCTTCTTCGAGGGTCTCCCCGACCTTGCATTAAACAAAAAAAGTCACCGTTGACGATGACTTTCGCATTTCTTTTCTTCGCTTCCTCCAAGTGGTTCTTCAACAATTCTCTGTCGCACTTGGGATTATCCCAATGGAGGTCGGAGATGAGGAGAAACTCTTGTTTTTTTCCGCAATCCACGGAGTGAACATTCTTGCTGTGTTTGGTTATCATAAGTTAAGTTAAGAGTGGGTCATCGTAAAGGTCATCCATCTCAATATTGAAATCCCGAAGGCACTCAGCCACCCTTTCTTGCATTTCGGAATCATCGCTAAAAGCGTGATATTTCAATTCGGCCAAGGCGAGGTACATAGCGGGAGCTTGCATGGCCTTCTTGTAATTGACCATATCCTGCTCGCTTTCGGTGTCAAACTCAATCGTTATCTTGGCCATTGTGTTTTTTTAATAGGTAAACTACTGCTTCTTCAAAAGTTTCGGCCAAAGATAAAAGCTCATCCCTCACATAAAGAAACTCTTTTTTGTTAAATCTTAGGATAATCTTCTGAGCCTTAGCGTTATCCTTCCTTGCTTCCTCCTCTTCAAGCTCTTTTTCAATCTCTTCGGGCATCTGCCAGACATCTATACCGCAATCGGCCAAGAGTTGAGCATCCCATTCATTTGCCAAGGCATCGTAATCGTAATCCCCAAAGGCCGAGTTGTCCTTCAAGGCGATGGCCTTCAGTTTCTCCAAGGGCGTGTCTGCGGAGAGAACCTTGCAGGGGGCCGAATCGTAATTCAGTTCCTTCAAGGCTTTGAGCCTCATATTGCCCCCAATGACCACGAATGTTTCCTCCAAGGGAAACACGATAAGTTCCCGAAGTTTGAGCATTTCTGGGTCATCCTTGAGGCTTTGGACGAGCTTGTGGAAGCGGTCATCCCGGATGAGCCTTGGATTCTTGGGAAGCCCCTCTATCTGCCCGACATTGTTGCGGAGCTTGTAGAGTTTGATTTCTTTGGTTTCGTTTAGCATTGCTCTTGGCTAAAAATGCCCGTGAATTGATTGATTCTTGATTTGGCTATTTCAAAATACTTCTTGTCCAATTCTATCCCGACAAAAGAACGGTCGTATTTCATGCAGGCTATGGCTGTTGTTCCACTCCCCAAGAACGGGTCAATGATGATGTATTCGTCTGGCAATATGCCGATGATGTTTTCCATCACCTTTAATGGCATTTGACAAGGGTGAGCGGTTTTCTCCATACTCACATTCTTGACTTGATTTATCTCCCACCAATCGTATAGCTTGGCCTTTTTGCCTTCCGCTATCATCTTGGCAACCCTTTTGTCGGATGGGTTTTTGTAATCTTGGCCGACCTTCTTAAAGTCTGGCTTCACACCAAAAAAAGCAATGTCCCTGTGTTGCTTGCCCGTGTTTGAATTGTAAACCCAGCTAACCACTTTTTCAGGGAAAAGCCCAATGTTAAATGCGTGCTTATATAAAGCCTCTGGGTAATGGATGATGACCTGTCTGTTTATCCCGAAGATGTCGGATAGCCA